CCCATAAGCTGCTTATCCCGAGACAGGTCTATGCGAGTCTTTTCTTTCTTGGAAGTCTTGTAGTCGATAATTAAGATTCCGCCTTGTTGGCCCTTAACGATGCGGTCAATAAAGCCATTATATTTAATCCCTTCCGCTAGGTCTACGGAGAACTCATGCTCTACTGCCATGGTCTCCCCCAGCCCCCCATTAAACCTTAGGAAGTGACGAAGGCATTGGGTGATTCTGTCCTTGTAGATCAGAGGCACCTTATAATCTTTTTTAATGTTTTCTGCTATTTTTTCTAGCTCAGAGATATGATTCTCAGTATGTCCAAGCTCGAAAATTCTATGTATGTAAGTTCCGAAGTCCAAAGCATCCTCATTCTTTGATGGGTAGCCAGGAAGCTTCCTTATATATCTATAGTCGTACTTGAGCAAACATTGATCTATTACGTCACTTTTTGAACTACTTAGTCGGTCTATAAACATGATATCCTCAACTTATATTAGAGACTACCTACTTAAAAAGTTCCAGGGAAAATATAAATTAATAAGTGGCGAACGGGAACTTACGATACCTTCCCTATTCTTAGATAACGATCCGAAGCGTCATATGTCCGTAAATCTAGATAGCGGGCTATGGCAATGTTTTAAGTCTGGAGAACGGGGTAACTTCCTACACCTTTATTCTCGGCTAGAGAACATCACTTATAAGGACGCTTATAAGCGATTCCTGGTCGAGGAATTCTTCTCTGAGCCATCAGAGCCTCCTGCCCCAGAAACCCCCTCAGAACGGCTCCCAGAGGACTTCTCGCAGGCGTATACGCGGGTAGACATCTCCTCCTTTAACGAGGTTAATAGCGCAGCCGCCATATACTTAATCGACCGTCGCATCTCTCACTATGGAGACTTTTATTATACCTCTGAGGGTCCTTATCGAAATCGTTTGATTATCCCTTACGATAACGGTCGAAACGTCTACTACTTCCAAGCTAGATCCCTGTTCGGCCAAGAACCTAAGTATCTTAACTTCCGAGGTATTAAGTCTTCTGCAATTCTCTTTCCGTTCAAGTATGACAGCAAGGATCCCTTGTATATTTGTGAGGGGGCTATTGATGCCATATCATTACAGCTAGCAGGGTTCAATGCTACGACTACGATCTCGTGTCATGTGTCTAAAGCGCAGCTAGAGCAGTTGAAATACTATCAAGGCAAGATTGTAGTGGCTTACGATAACGATAAGGCTGGAACAGATGGGCTTCGCAACTTTGAGTTGCTAAGGCGAGTCATGAGAATGCCCCACATTTACTACTGCTTCCCACCAAAGAAGTACAAAGATTGGAATGAGGCTTGGGCAGTAGACCCTACCGCGCTACTAACTGCTCTCAAGAGCACTCGCCTATTTGAAATGAACGAGTGGGATATTATGTCAGGGTTAGGTACATTGGATCTGTAACCAACACCTCGTTGAACAGATTGTACTTAGCTCTGATCGCGTAGACACCACGAGTTGAATCAAAATTACCTGCTGTCACTTGTGGATGGGATGATAGAGTTTCCGTGTTCCAAGTGAATATCATCACATTGTCTGCACTCATTGAAGTGTAGGCAGATGTATCGGCAAAGCTTGATACGGTAACCTTAGCGGGCAAGTTAGCGGCTTCGTTTACTTTTACAATTTCTATTGAGCCACCCGTAATCACATTGTCTCTAAGTAGATTCTTTACTGACTCATCTATTCCCATGTTCTCAACGACAATGTTAGTAGCTAGTTTTAGATCAACCTTTGATCCTAGTGTTACTTTGCTGTTTATTAGTCGAGTCTTAGCTTTGAGCATTAGAGGCTCAGTGATAACTGTAAAGCCTCCTTTTCTCAGCTTGAACTCATTGATTACAACTTGAAGCTCTGAGCCTTGTGCCATCCTTAGAGTCCAGATGTCGTTGTAATCTTTTGTTACTTGAGCATCGTTGGCTATACGCTGGTTAAGTCCATCCAGATTTATAACACCGGAAAGGTTGATAGTTCCATCAAGAATAACAATGTACTTTCCAACACCAGTTCTAAATATACCGCTGGCTGATTGCCCGCCAGTGTAGTTCGATACATTGAAGGCGACGTTGCTTGTATCAGCAGATGAGTTGCAGAAGTTCATTAGAATCTGCCCGCTGACGTTTGTAGTGTCTATTAACTGAGTGGAGTTTACTAGAAGTGAGCTTGGATAAAGATTATCCGATCTAGCAAAGATAGTAACAGCACTGATTTGGTATGGATCAGCGTACTGTCCGTCTAATAAAAAGAAAGCCTGTAATCCGACCTTCTCCAACACGGCGGGTCGATTGTTTCTCTCACTAATTGATATGTTGTTCAAAAGCATTTTTCTGAGCTTCCAGATCTTTGGTGTATAACTTCAAAAACACAGCCCTTTCGAGCTTTGTCATAGACTTTACATCTTGATAAGTAAAACTACATTTACTTACCAGTATGTAGGCTTCTAGAAGCAAGTCCTCTATGTTTATTTTGGCTGTCAGGTCACTGAAAAAAAATTTTCATTGATTGGAACCGTAATTAACGACTCCCCCCCACACTCAGCACAATGCAAAATAAACTTAGGATCTAAACCAAGATCTGAACGTAGGATATTATTTAAAATAAACTTAATATCCCGAATATGCATCTTAGGGATGGCGCGGCTAATAAAAACTGGGTCAGTAGTCCCGTCTAGCTCGGTAACGAATCTCCAGATATTATTGTATATTTGCTCTTGATTATTTAAAAATTGTTCATCTGATACCCTAGGAAATCTAACTTTAGCAATTTTCTTAAGTTTTGGAAGGGTTATCTCTCTAGGATCCGAGATGTCCTGGGGGAGATAGTTTACCACTAACTTGCTAAGGTCAATATTAATATCAGCTTCTGCCATGCACTTGGGGCACACTACATGGGCTGGATAATTCTCACCGTAAGAAATCTCTCTTATTTTTAATAAAACTAGGATTTTATCTATTAAAAGTAATGAATTTGTATCAATTCCTTTAACGCACTTGGATAACATTAAATTTATTGGATTGATGCCATTCTTAACACTGGTAGATAATTGCTTCTCGTCTTCAAACTTTATTGGGCTGATCGTTATTTCCGCCCGACCTCCAACATAAAATCTACCTTCAGTTGGGAGTTTGATGACTACATCAGTCTCTATTGGGGCATCCCCAAATAAACGATCCATTCTAGAGTCTCGATCCGGTTGAAATTTATCTAAGTTTGACATATAATTCCTATATCTACTATAATAGTAGGTATGAAAATTAGGGTAGGTATTATAGACTCTCTAATCGAGACTGATAACCCACAAATAATAAAAGTATTATCAGATAAGTGGGCTTTCCCTGTGCAAGGGTATCAGTTTACGCCTGCGTATCGACGTAGGGGGTGGGACGGCAAGAAACGATTTATTACTGCTGCTGGAAGATTTAAGACTGGGCTGTTACCTTTAATTTTACAAGATCTTGCAGCGGTTAACTGCACGCCAGAGATAGAAAGAGAATATTCTCTTGGGTCTGAGCGAACATTTCAGACTAGCATAAAAGAATTTAAGCTATTCGATTACCAAGAGAAGGCAGTTGGAGACGCAATAAAGTCTGAGCGAGCCTTGATTCTATCCCCCACAGGCTCTGGAAAGACGCTAATCCTAGCCTCTTTGCTTACCGCATTCCCAGATAAGAAAGTGGTTGTACTATTTGATGAGAGGAGTATTCTCACACAGACATTTGATTACCTCACCAAAAAGTGTGGGTTTAAGGGTGTTGGAATCAACCTAGGTGGCGACTACAAGAACGGCAGAATAATGCTGTCAACCGTTCAAAGCATTGAGAAGATATTTGACAGCCATCTAAACGAATCAGAGGTGTTGATTGTTGACGAAGTTCACAAGTTCTGTCGTGGCGAAGTTGCCGTTGCTGCAATACAAAGCTTTCCAAATGCTAGCTACCGTTTCGGATTTACCGCTACTCTTCCAGACGATCCTATTGGTCAGCTAACGCTGCGTGGGGCTTTTGGGAGCATCATCACGACCAAGACCACCCAGGACTTGATCAGTGAGCAGAAGCTAGCCAAGCCTGTTATACAGATCATAGAGTACAAGGATGATCTTTCAGAGCAGGATATGACGGACTCTTACGCCAATCTGTATGAGAAGTTTATCGTAAACTCAAACAAGCGTAACCGTCTTATCATTGATCTGGCAGCAAAGATTTCCGCTAGCAACCCAACAGCCAAGGTTTGTATTCTAGTTAAAAATCTAGCGCACCTTGAAATTCTTAGACGAGCTATTCCCAACTCCTACACCTTAGAGGGAATAAATTCAATCTCTGAGCGAAAGGAGTCTATCAAAGGTTTTATCAAATCTAAGGATGCTGCTTTCCTTATTGGAACAAAAGTATTGCAGACTGGAATCAACATCGAGGAAATCACTCACCTTATTAATGCTAGAGGGTTGAAGGATAAGATTCCTACGATTCAAGGGCTTGGGCGTGGTATGCGTAAGATGGATGGCAAGTCATCCGTCATGGTGTACGATTTCATGGATGAAATACCATACATGAACGACCACTCCAAGCAACGAATCAAACATTACAGAAAAGAAGGACATGACATTAATTGGATAAAATTATGAAACCAGCAAATATAGTTCTAGACTCATTATACAAGTTTACCCAGACTCAGAAGAACAGCATTGATACTGTTTGTGCAGAGATAGTATCTTTGAAAGAAAAGCAGATTGGTTTAGATACATTCCACTCTTTAACTAATGCTATTAAAGAGTTAGAGGGCATTAGAGATAATATCGTTTCAAGATTGCTGTCATCTATGAAACGTGGTGATATTGTTAATTAGATACTGGAGCGTACTTAACGTATGACCCAGTGTAAATTGTAGCAGGATCAGAACCAGAGTTTAGCTTAAATTCAAACTGTATGGCTCCATTACTGCTCGGATTAATAATCCCTTCTATTCGTAAGTAGCCTAATCCGTCATTACCATCTAATGCAGCAGTTTGATCAGTCATTTGCCCAGTTCCTGCTTTACAAGATTTATTTGAGAACACTGATCCTGGTCTTGAAAAATCAATATTCCAATAATGAGTTGTAACACCAGGATCAGATATTTTATATATAAATCCGTTAGCAGCCTTGCAATCAAATGCAACATTGTAAATATAACTATAGACAGTTCCAGTTACTACAGAAAATAAAATTTCCCCTGCTGCTACAGACCCAGTTGTATCATTCGTAGAGTTGGTTGTTAAAAATGTTGTAGTCCAAGTCTCAGAACCTCCAGGCGAGATCGTCGCTGGCTTCCATCTGCTTATAGCTGTGTCATAAGATAAAACTTGCCCATTAGTAGGCACTGTAGCCGTAACATCTTTTAATGATGTTAGTGCTAGATCATTTAGTACTGCAAGAGATCCTAATCCTAAATTAGATCTAGCTTGTGTTGCCCCAGTTGCTCCTGTTCCACCATTAGCTATTGGAATTGTTGTTATAGCTTTCCACTTACTAACTCCAGTATCATAAGATATTAACTGACCATTAGTTACTGCGGTTAACGTGGGATCTACATCAATTAAATTATCAAACCTAAATGGAGACCAATAAGGTCCGTAAGTGGGAGATCCCTCAGGGGTGTAATCTACTACTCGTAAAACTTTCCCAAAGGATGTAGCATCCGCTGGTATTAAATCTGCATAGGACCCTGCAACAATAACAGGTATAGAACCATTATTTGTAAAATTTGTTAAATCTGTTAATTTAGAGTTATGAGCTTGTACATTTGTCCCAATTGCTAGCCCGAGATTAGACCTAGCCGCTACTGTTCCAGTTGCCCCAGTTCCACCATTTGCAACGCTAAGTGCTGTATTTAAACTAAGTTGGTTTGCTGTTAGGGTAGTTCCGTTGAATGTAAGATTGCTGTTACTGTCAAATGACGTTAGTGATTGATTAAAATACAGTACTCCGTTGCTTAAAAATGGTCCAGTTGCATTCGTACCACCTCTAGTTATTGAAAGAGTGTCTGTATTTTTATTAAAATAATTTGTAGCATTTGAAGTAGTTTCAAATACTCCAGTTCCGTTAAGTGAAGTTACGTTTGTTGATTTTCCTAAATAGGTATTAAAAGCATTTGAAGTTGTTTCAAATGTTCCAGTTGCTATTGTCGTTATTGGATTAGTTCCATCCCCAACAAGAAATCTTCCTGCTGTAATTGTCTTTAATCCTGTCCCCCCGTTAGCTACGGTAAGTGCATTAGCTAAGCTTAGTGTGTCAGTGCTTAAAGTATTAGTTGACTCGGTATATGAAAAAGCCGCTTCTGTGGATACTTTAGTTCCGTTAAAGTATATTATTCCATTTGAGGTAAACGGACCTGTTGTATTAGTTCCACCATTTGCAACAGATAATGGAGTAGTTAAGCTAATTTGATTTGCTGTTAAGGTAGTTCCGTTAAATGTAAGATTGCTGTTACTCGCAAATGATGTTGCCGCTTGATTAAAATAAACAACCCCGTCAGCAATAAATGGGCCTGTAGCATTAGTTCCACCATTGGAAATACTTATTGGGGTAGCTAATCCAGCAGGTAGGTCCGCTGGCCCCCATTGGCTAGTTCCAATATTATAAGTAAGAACTTGCCCATTTGAGGCGACAGTTGCAGTTACATCTGAAATATCTTTTAATTTAAATTCTGTAGTAGGATCATCATTCCCATCTGCTATAAAAAGTTTATTTGATGGGATTGCCACTCCACAAACAGATAAAAGCTTTCCTGTAGTCCCTATTTTTAAGATATTTTCTCCGGTGTATTTATTTGTACCACCGTCGTAAAAAATAACAGTTCTTGTGGGCGGGGCAGTTGAATTGTTTGTTCCACCATTAGCTACAGGGAGAAGACCTGTGTTTTGATTAAAATAAGTTGTTGCAGCGTTTGAAGTTGTTTCAAAAGTTCCAGTAGGCGTAGAATTAACAGCCCCAGTTCCATTTCCAACTAAGAAATGTCCGGCTGTCAATGTGTTTCTTCCCGTGCCTCCGTTAGGGACTGTTAGAGAGTTAATTAATGTTAAACTGCCTAAGGTAGCAGTATCTGTTCCTGATCTATAAGTAAATCCTGAATCAGTTTGTAATCTTGTCCCATCAAAATAAAGAACACCTTCGGAAGTGTAGGGTCCTGTAAAATTAGTTCCACCGTTTGCTACTGGGACTGGTGAATTTAGTGTAGCAAGATTTCCTAACCCTAAGTTCACTCTTGCATTCTCTATGGATGTAGCGTTTGTTCCTCCATACTGAACATTCAATGGGTTTACAGGAGCAAGAGTATTTACACTTAAAGTATTTGCTCCTGGGCTATACTCAAACCCAGTCTCAGAGGTTATTCCAGTCCCATCAAAATACATTATTCCGTTGGGTTGCTGGGTTGTATTGCCTGTCCCCCCGTTGTTTACAGAAATTGGAAGGGATACAGTTCCGCATGGACTGTCCCATGTGGGACCATTATCCCAAGTAAGAACTTGACCATTGACACCCCCTGGTATTTCTGCCCAATTCGCCCCATCGTAATAAGGTATATCCCCGTTGCCAAGAGTAGCTGTTAATGGACCTAAATAAAGATACTCATCTAAAACTGAGTTTTGAACTAAATTAGTATTTGCATAAGTTTGAGTAACGTAAGTAGTCGCCGCAGTTCCTGTTGCAAGATAAGTTGTCTGAGCAGTGGCAGTGGTTAGGAAAACTCCAGTTCCAGCCAACTGCCCTATTGAGGTTACTCCACCTATAGCAGTTAAAGTTAAGTTTTGATAGTTTGTTGCGGATATAGTTCCCACAACTAGAATATCGCTTTCAGCAAGTCTGTAAGGTATTCCTGTATCGCTATCAACGTGCAAAATAAGTGGTTTTGGATTTTCCTTAGGTCCTATAGTTCCCATAAATATAATCTCTTAGCTTATTATATAGCTTTTTAAATTATCCTATTTTTAAAGCAGTTATAATTGTAGCATTATTTCCATCGGCACTTATTGGTGCTGAGGCTTTTAACAATTCTGTGGTTGCTCCTGCGCTAGTAGCTGCCCTTATACCTATGGTAGTGCTCGCGCCAGTAGAAACTATACAAGTTAGGGACACATTAGTTGCAATTCCTGCTACAGAAGCATGGTACTGGCTAGTGCTAGCAACGGTGGTTGAGCCTAAAGCAACTCTTACTGTATAAGTAGCCGCTGTAGTAGTAGACCTATTTAATGTAGCGTGTGCATTCACAAGCCAAGTTCCAGGACCTATTGTTGCAGAAGGTCCAATTACGAAAGCATTGGAGGTCGGCATCTGAATATCCGCAGCTAGGGCCGCAGATACATATGTCATAGCAAACGTATTAGCAGAAACTGTCGTAGCTGAAAGTATAGGAACTTCTAATCTTGATCCGCTTGCGATGAAATCAAATTCAGCTACTCCAGAGAATTGTCCGTTATTATTAAATTGAACGGATGTACTTGGACCTCCTGGAGTTGTCCCTACGGGGGAGGGTAAGGATGAAGGGGTCCAGTTTACTCCATCATAAACTAAAGCTTGGTGCGTGGTTGGAGTTGTTGCAGTTACGTTTACTCCCCTTAACTGACTAGCGTTCCATATCGCAGTTCCAGATGGGAGATTTACATAATTTGTAGCAGATATAGTAACAGCACTTACTCCACCTGTAAATACAGATCCAGATAGAGTGGCATACTGTGTATGAGGGTTGCCATTTGGGAGATTAGTTAAAGAGTTGTGATCTATATTGGATTGGACATTACTTATCCAAGTCGCAGCTTCCATGCCCTCCCACTTACCATCCACACTGTTATCCCACTGCAATACCGCATAATCTCCAAGAGATTGATTTGGTGGTACAGTGTCCACATTTACGTCTTCAAGCTCAGACAGATTTTTAGCCGCTGCCGCTGCGAAAGCTTTTGGAACCCACTTGCCAGCAGTTGATGACCAAGTTAGAACATTATCATTAGCTACTGTAGTAATTTGAACATCATTTAATGTTGTACTAAGATTTAATGTAGTTGGTTTCCAAGACGTTCCAGTAGAGTCATAAATCAACCCTTGTTTGTTTGTTGGGGCTGTTGCTGTTACTGAAGTTCCCTGAATCTTGTTTGCATTAAATATTGCGCCCACCGCTGCTACCCAAACAGGACCATTTGCATTTATCCACTTATTACCCAACGAAACTGAGTAAAACAGTAAATCTGCATCAGTTAAATTACCTACGACCGTATTAAATTCTAGTGGAACTCCTAGAAGACTGTTAGCATTCCATATTGCTGTTCCTGATGGAAGGTTATAGTAATTTGTTGCTGAAAATTGACTTGCACTAACCCCTCCGGTAAATACTGCACCTGACAAATACGCATAATTAGTTCTGGCATATGCGGTAGTTTCAAATATCCCTGTGCCTTGGAACGCTGTTACGTTTGTAGATGTTGTAGTAAAATTAGGAAGGTTTAAGTAAGTTGTAGCAGATACTGTTCCTCCACTAAAATTTAATGCAGCGATATTTGTTCCTGACAAGAGCTTAGGAGTGCTATTCCAAACTAATTCGCTTGTACCTCCGAAAGAGCCACCGTTATTATATTGTAGCTCAGTTGAGTTTCCACCTGGAGTTCCACCGCCTGGGCCTGCGCCTGTAATTGAAGATGGCTGCCAAGTCCCATTGTACCAAGTTAAAACTTGATAGTCTACTGGGCTTGCAATAGTAACATCTGTAAGGGATCCGCTTAGTGATACCCCTTGGTAAGTAGTTGCACTTAAAGTTGTTGCGCTTACTCCGCTAAAGTAAAACTTGGAATTTACAGAATCGCCAGAGGCATTAATGTAATCACTATTTAATTGATCTCTTGTCCAATGTACAGCAGACCCTATATGGTTGTTTACTAAAGAACTTAAAGAAAGATTTACTGAAGTTAAAACGTATGATTGAAGTTGTCCAGTTGTAGCGTAAGTTGTTCTAGCGTAGGAAGTTGTTTCAAATGTATCATTAACCCACGAAGATAATGCATATGCTGAACTAAGTGATCCTGAAGTAAAGTGAATAGTTCCATCAGATATGTGTGAATTTACTAAAGAACTTAGGGAAAAGTTTACAGATGTTAGAACATAAGCTCCTAACTGGCCTGTTGTAGCATAATTGTTTCTAGCATACGCAGTTGTTTCAAATGTTGATGTTCCAGCTAAAGAGGTTACATTTACTGAAGTTAACAGGAAATTAGTTCTTGAGTAAGCTGAAGTTTCAAAAACTCCAGTACCCTCAACATTAGCTACGTTTATTTTAGAATTTATAAAAGCTTTATCTGTGTTTGAATATCTTAGAACTGTCCAGTCTGATGCAACGCTATTGTTTAATAAGCTTGGATCTACATTAAATCCAACGATGTCATTTAAATGAATTAAGTCTTTTATGTCAACTTCAATTATTCCGCTGGTAGCATGGGCTATAGTAACAGTTCCTACCAGTATAACTTCATAGGGTTGAGTAGGTTTGCTCCTAGTTAGCCCGCCGTTTTCCGCGACATAAAGTTCATCCCCTACGAAGAACGATCCCGTGTCTACATCGTATAAAGTTCCTTTAGAGATGATATGCCCAAATTCATTATTTGGTATGCTGTGTTCTGTTAGACCTATGCAATCTGGTAAATCATATATAGATACTGGCAAGCTCGTATTAGTCGAGGATACTCCAGAAACTAAAATTACTCCATTTGATGATCCACAGTTTTTTACTGGAGTGCCTTTTGGGATAGTTGCTCCAGTTTGATTTTTTGCAATTGTTACTACACCGTAAGATTTTTGGAATCCTAGTAAATTCCATGAAGTTCCATCAGATATAAACTCTACTTTTTCTGTTGGATCAAATATAGATACAGAATTTTGTCCTACAGTGCCCACGCCACCTATTTTAAGGTACTGGCTTGATACAGTTACGCTTCTGTGGGATCCGTCTTGTTCTATTTTGCTTATAGCTATAAATTTATTTACAAGTCCAGCAGGATTTGGAAGATCTACAAAAACTTTAGAATCCGCTGTGCTTACAATGTAATAATCATATACAGGGTCTACTGTAAAGCTAGTTACAGAGTTGCTATTGACAGAACTGACTAGCGGTCTAACATTATAATATGTTGTGGCACTAATAACAGATGCACTTAAGCTATTAAAATAAAAATTACTATTTACAGAGTCTCCAGATGCATTAATGTAATCAGTATTTAATTGATCCCGAGTCCAGTGTACCGCAGATGATATGTGGCTCCCTAGTACAGAAGACAGACCGATGGTAGAAGTTTCTATACTTCCAACGAGGGTACTTAAATTTAAATTAGTAGATGTTAAAACGTATGATTGGATCTGTCCAGTTGTAGCGTAATTTGTTCTGGCATATCCAGTTGTTTCAAACGTACTCGTCCCAGCTAAGGAAGTTACGTTTACTGATGTAAGTAGATAATTATTTCTTGCATACGCAGTTGTTTCGTATTGTTGAACTGATGCGGTGGTTGCGTATGCTGTTATTTCGGTATTGTCAATAAAGTTATTACTGACCCACGACGAAAGTGCATATGCAGAACTTAAGGAACCTGAAGTGAAGTGTATAGTTCCGTCTGCAATGTGTCCAGTTACTGTGGAGCTTAGAGCAGTATTTACCGAAGTTAAAACGTAGCTGTTTAAACTACTCGTTACATAGTACCCTAAAGATGCATCCCACGCTAGAGTGTCCCCATTCTGAGTTGGATTTGCTCCCACATCATGCAAATCTTGAAGATCGGGGAACTCTTTGACAGTAACCCCAAAACTAATTTGTCCAGTTCCGCTCGCTAAGAATATTCCAACTGTAGCTGCATGGTTTCCAGGTCCAGGGATTACATTAGTTAATTTTCCTGGACTATCAGAGATGTAAAGAATATCACCAGTAGTTAATACTGTTCCAGGTTTTATTACATCACTTATTGATGCATTTTTTATTAGGCCATGTTTTATTAAATACCCATCATTACCATTTGTTATTGTTTTTAAACAAACTCCAATTGAAAATGGGTTTAATATAAATTGATCCATGGGACTTATAGTCCCTCTGAAAGCTCCCGTAGCTGCTCCCGACACATATGCAACTTGACCTTTATAAATGGTCAACCCAGTATTATTTCTTACTGGGATGATCTCGTCAATTCCTAAAGTTATTCTAGTCTCATCGTCACCTTGAATACCTAAGGTATGATAATCTGGATCCCATCTAAGTAATCCTTCAGTATTTGAATTTGGAAAAAGATCAATTCCTCCAGTTTCAGAAGCTGAATCCGAAAAAATTTGTAAAGTACTGGCAGAATTATTTATTCTTATGGCAGCGTTTGCGGATAGAGAGGTCCCTGGGTTGCCAACAAATACGACCGCAGATGATTCTGAGGGTACTGTTACCCCGCCCCCAGCCAGCCAAGCAGATTCATTTGCTGCGATATAGGAGGATAGAGCTATTGTAGAAGTTTGTATGCTAGAAACTAAAGAACTAAGTACAAAGTTTGTGGATGTTAAAACATACGGGCTGAGATCTACAGGAGTTGCCTCAATTGCAGAGGCTATCCAATATGATCCGTCCCATACTAAACTATCACCTTGGGATACTGAAGTTACATTAACATCCTGTAAATTTGAACTTAAAAATATATTACTAACCGATAAATTTAATACCTTACTACCGCCCCCTGGAGCAAATCCAGAGGCAATGATTGTATTATTTGGGCTGCTGATATTAAGGTTAGTGGCAGTTGGTCCAGCAAGAAGTATATCCCCAATATTATTACCATCAATTAAACAATTTATTTCATTAAAACCATAGGGGGGTAGCGGAGTTGGAATAAATTTAAATTCACTATTTCCCCCGCCTATGTCTATACTTGAATATACAATAGTTTCATTTGAATTAAAGATTGTGTTGGGAATAAATACATCTTGTAAATTTATTAAACGGTTATTATCCCAAGTTGGATAAACCCCTCCATTCCCATCGTTAAGTAGTTTTAATACAGAACCAGAACCATTAACATCAGACTCAAGTGTAACCCATTTATTTATTATACTTACTCCATCAAAAGATGAAGCGTAGTAAATCATATCTCCATGTTTTGGAAGATTATTAGAAGTTACATCAACATCTAATAAAGATGAAAGATATGTTGCGCCTGCACTAGACCAAGAACTCTCATTAGCTGCAATATAACTTGAAAGAGATATTGTAGAAGCTTGTATATTAGAAACTAATGAACTTAGATTTGAATTAATCGAGGTTAGTACATACGCCCCACTCAATGATCCTGATGTAAAGTGTATTGAATTATCTGAAATGTGCCCGATAACTGTTGAACTTAAAGAACTATTTACAGATGTTAAAACGTATGAATTTAGCTGCCCAGTTGTGGCATAGTTTACTCTAGCGTAACCAGTCGTTTCAAATATTCCAGTCCCCTGGAAAGAAGTTACGTTTGTAGCAGTGGTTGCAAAATTAGGGAGATTTAAATAATTCGTTGCTGATATAGTAGTAGCACTAGCATTTACAGAATAAATGCTTACAGCAGAAAGCAGTTGAGATCCTGGAGTCCAAGTTAGACCATTTGCTCCGCCAAAGCTTCCTCCCCCAGCGTTGTACTGGATATCATTAGTTGCTCCCCCTGGGCTTGCGGCAGTTCCAACGCCAGCAATTGCAGATGGCTGCCAAGATGTGCCATTCCAAGTAAGGACTTGATAATTTTGAGGATTAGTTATTGTAACATCTGTAAGGGAACTTAAAGCTATGGTTCCTGTTAATGCAAATACCCCAGTTCCAGCTAAAGAAGTTACATTTACAGAGGTTACTAAGTAATTAGATAATGAAGCGGTCAGTGCATACTGAAGGAGTGATCCAGTGGTAGCATATTGAGTTATCTCTGTGTTGTCAATAAAGTTAGCATTTACCCAAGATGATAAAGCATAAACAGAGCTTAAGGAACCGGAAGTAAAGTGAATCGTTCCGTCATCTATGTGGCCTGTTACAATAGAGCTTAAGGAAATATTAGTAGACGTTAAAACATAAGATTGCAACTGCCCAGTTGTTGCATAGTTAGCTCTAGCATACCCAGTTGTTTCAAATGTCGAAGTCCCAGCTAGAGAAGTTACATTTATAGATGTTAACAGGTAATTAGACAGGGACGCAGTTAAAGCATAAGGAAGTAAAGATCCTGTGGTAGCATATTGAATAATTTCTGTAGTATCAATGAAATTATCATTTACCCAAGATGATAGTGCATATGAAGAACTTAGGGATCCAGAAGTAAAGTGAATTGTTCCATCACTTATATGTGAATTTACTAAGGAGCTTAAAGAAAAATTTACAGAAGTTAGCACATACGCAGCTAAATCTCCAGGCGAGCCTCCCCCTGTTGCAGCCCAATTTGCTTGATTAGCTGCAATATAAGCGGACAACGCTACAGTGGAAAGTTCAATGTTATAAACTAAAGAACTTAGAGAATTATTAGTTGAAGTTAAAACAAATATTCCAGTTCCGTCTAATTGACCGACTGAAGTGGCTCCACCAATAGCCGGAAGGTTCTGATAGTTTGTAGCACTTATTGTAACAGCAGACAAGCTATTAACAAACAAAGAACTAGACTCCAACAATTTAGTTGGAGTAATTGGATTAGTTGGATCACTAAACTGAACTACTACAGGGAATGGAGTAGCGCGGGGTCCTGCTGGCATATTTTACCTTTTAGTTTTCTGACTTACCCTTCTTCTTTTTTGGTTTAGCTGGCGGCTCCTCGTCGGATTCCTCAGCGTCTTCTTCCTCGTCATCTTCCCCATCGTTATGAGAGTCCACATCAATATGAACTTCATCCTCTCCCTCTCCAGTATCTATTGGAGGCATCTCATCGCCGTCGCCCATTGGAGCTTCCTCTCCCTCCTCTTCAGACTTTAACATGGCAATAAGCTCCTCAAGCTCTCTCATATTGTCAATAAGCTCATCCTTATCAACAAATTCGGCTTCGTCTTCATAGCCTTCTAGGTTACCGCTGTCCTCTCCCTCTTCGTCGCCCATTTCCTCGGCGGCTTCCTCACCTTGAACTTCAGCGGCGGCATCCTCGGCACCCATAGCAGGAACCTCGTCGCCAGCTTCACCGTCATCGTCAGGGAGTATATCCATCCCAGCGTCCTCTCCCCCATCAGTCTCGTACTGACCCTCACCCTCGGGAACCTCAGCAGCCATTCCTGTGGCCGCAGGGGGCATTCCGCCACCAGCAGCAGGCGAGGCAGCACCCATTCCCATGCCAGCTTGGATCATCTTTAGAACTTGTCCAATCTTTCCAAGATCATCAGCGACCTTATCAAAATTAAGATAGTTCATTAAACTGGTTTCGTGTAAAATGCTGTCGTATTCGCAATCCTTAAATACAGAATCAAGGAAGTCTGATACGTCGATAGCTTCGACACCATTCTTGTTCTTAAGTGACTCAGCAAATTCATAAAGAGTCTTCTTCAGAACTGAATTCTTTGGACTAAGCTTGCCAAGTGACTCAAATATTACTATATGGGTCTTGACGAGAGCGTCAAAGGTTGGAACGTCAGTTAGATTCTGAACATTCACACCATATTTCTCATTTAGTAAGCTAGTGACATATTCCTTAACTGGCTTCTTAAACTCAAAGATCTTAGCAGCAAACTCCTTAACATCCTTAGCTGGGACAGCCTTAGTGTCAACGAGAAGATCAAGGTTATTCTCTACCAGATTTGAGATTTGCTTCTTTGTAGCCATAGCAAAGTATGGAACATCAACAATGATCTCCGACAGAAGCTTCATTACGTTTTCATTTGACTCGTAAATGAATGTTGGAAGCTTTTGAACTTTCTCATTGGTAAGCCATACAGTATCAAGCTTCGACTTTGCCTCAACAAGCTCCTTGGTGATTAATTCGTGCTTGCAAAGGTGATCGTATAGCGTGTGATTTACTGTAGCTGGAATCTCATAGGTCTTACCTTCGGTCAATGAATCATAAGTAATTCTTGGGGTATTGAATGACTTTGAGATCACTGAGGAAAGCTTTATTGTGTTTCTGATCTCTGGAATATTAATAAACCCAGAGGACTCTTTAAGCATCTTCACTAGATCATCTTTCATCTCAACAACGCGATCAAACTCTTCAGTTGAAACAATCTTAGTGCGCTCATCGAATCTCTCAATCTTAGCTACAAGTCTCTCCTTCACTCTGTCAAAGTGAAGTCTTGTCTCCCAAAGACCAAGTATTGAATCAAAGCTTTCCTGGACTTTCTCAAGATCATTTTCAAGAATATCAGCAAGAAAGCCATTAACCTTCTTGTCAACTAACTTAGAGTAAACTTCTTTATCTTCAAACAAACGTGCATCTTCGATAACAATGTTGTTTAATTTTAAAGCCTTGCCATCAAACTCACCACGAATGGCTTGACCTGACTCACTAAGATAAGTTACAGTATTATCTTCTACGTTGAAAAGTTCAACATTCTCTCTCAGTGAACGAGCGAGATAATCACCTAGTTTTACTAGGTTTAGAAAAGTCTTATTACGCGACTCAAATAAGTTAGTTAACATAAAAACCTTTTATCACAAGTATCTAGGGATTTTTAATACTTAAATTTTATTTAATTCCCTTTGAATAGCTAAATCTTTAACAATTTTAATTGCCTCTTCGCTTAAACCTTCACTTAACATTAACTTGGTTAAGTCAGTGTAGTCGGTTTCTTCCATTTGAGTAGGTGGGGTATTTTCAGCAGGCTCTTGACCACCAGCTTCCCCAGGTCCAGGGCCAGCCCCCATAGCCCCAGGAGGAGCACCACCGGGGGGCATACCACCAGCCATGCCGCCCATCCCAGGAACGGGACCCATTGGAGTACCGGGGGGAAGGTTAGCAGCAATCGCTCCCAAAATTGGGTCCTTAGACTGTTCCTCAAGCTTAGTTTTAATTTCATGTATTTCCTCATCATTCATCTGCTTCTGCTCATCAATATCCAACTGTCTCTTGGCAGACATATCGGATGGCTCAGGCAGTTTAACCTTTAACTTAGAAACGGATAAAGGTGGGAATCCTTTGACAAGAAGGTGACGCTTGAGAACAGCTTCCAAGCCAATCTCAATGCATCTTTGAATACGCACAATAACTCTAGCAAACTTAACATCAAGCTGGCTAAGGTTGGCTTTGCGTTCTGGCGATTGGTCTTTCTCTACGATGTAATCTTTTGGAATCTTCAGAGTAGCTAACAGTTTATCTCTGAAGTATTTAACATCGTCAACCTCACCTAGATTCTCAGCACCCTTAAGTGTATCAATCTTGGTTCCAGATCCCTTGCCATTGACAGCAACGAAGAAGTCTTCGTCTTGTGCCATTGGATTAAATCTAGCGTCAATTTCTCCAGTATTTCTATTGAAATACTTTTCCTTCTTGAACTTGTTCTTTTGCATTTCAAGATAGTGTTCAGCCTTGGAGGCTGGGAGATTACCAACGTCAACGTAGAATATTCTTCTCTCGGGGGCGCGCGTCAATCGGTAGATTAACATCGCGTCTTCCATCATTTTCAACGACTTATAGATGGATCGCGCCGCAGCCGCAATTGACTTACCATAGGGATAATAAGTTGGGTCAGATGTAAACACTCTAAAGTGTACAATCTGATTCTTATCAAGTGGGACAACAATTCTTTGTCCAGTTGTAGAACCAATCTTTCCAAAGATAGTATTATCTGTCTGCATTGGAATTTCTTGCAGGAAGTCTGTAAGAATTCCAAAGTTGTTTTCGATTCTGTAGATGTAGTTTGGATCTAGAATCTTTATCTTCTGAACTCCACGCTTGATGTTATCAATATCTACAACAAGCTCTATAAAGCAGTCCCCGTATTTGACGGTGTTTCTAACGATATCCCAGATAAACGTAGGGAGTGAGATATCTTCAAAGAAAGTCTCAGCTTCATCTTTAATTAGCTGATCATCTGTTTGAATCTCCCAGTGCGTTCCATCGAGGTTTGTTTGAGTTGAATCATCAGCATAAATATCAAAAGCGGCGGCGACTTCTGGATAATCATCCATGTCCTCAAACTCTTGATATCTGCGCTTGCGCTCAATTTCTTCTTCATTAACTGGAATTAATTGAGTGGCCTTAAACGGAGAAATACTTCCAACTGAAGTTCTCCTAAGTACAGTATCGCCCTCTAGCGGGTGTGGGTCAGGTGGCTCTATCGTAAGTGGAGTTGTGCCGTCTTGATCTAAATTTAGCTGTGGGCGACCAGTTAAAAATTTAGCAAAGAACTTACCTGTACGTCCGATGGGGTAATACCACGAACCGAACCAGCTAGATATACTCCCGCGACTGGGATTAAATTGTGTGTAACCTTCGTTTAACTTAGTAGCCATTTAAGATCTTCTTCGTGTATTAAACCACCTGGAGTTCTAATAACATATTTAGACTGGGAGATAGGCATAATAAATTTATTATCATCATTTGGACGATGTTGTATCATGGGAGTATTGGCTCTTATCTCATTAAAACCGTGAACCGCCAACGCTAAAGCCATAATTAAGTCATCATGGCAGTTAACGTCGGCTGTATACCGTCCCGATTCGTCAATAATAAAAGTTAAAAGCTCATCTACTGTGCGTTCTGAGTTTAATTTAATTTTATTTAATCTTATTGCTTCATCCATATTTACCAGCATTTGCCGCCTATTGGCATCCGCAACCTGGACTCCAGGCTCGTGTTTATCGTCCATAAACAAGTTTTCGTATTGCTCGATTTCCTTAATTTGGTAGATTAAATTATGACCAATAAGGTTTCGCTCTGGTATGATGTACGCTGTGTTGTACTCGCGGGCTATCTCAACAAGCATTGTCGCAAACTCGTTAATTGGAGTTCTGTGTCCAAGCCTCGACCAATAGAAGTATCCACGCCAATAACGTAATCGTGACTAGGGTGAGGAGCATTCCACACACGAAGACGGTTGTTATAACGTGTTGAATAATTTTCATTTATCTGCTCTTTTAATTGTTTCAGTATCTCGCCGTCGATAAACGTATCGCCAGTTCCTAAGAATTCGGCTTCGTATTCTTGTAGCCATTCTTTATGGCTAATAGACCCTCTAGTTTTAACTTCCCATTCGTCTATATTTACTGGAGGATCCTGATCCATTAATTTTTCGTACATCTTCTCGTACCCATGATGCCGAAAATATTGGGGGTGATCCTTCCAATTAATGTCAATAGCATGAAAAGAGTTCTCGCCACGCCTAGCCCCAACATATTGTTTGTGGAACCAGTTACCTACACCATTAACTGTGGAAAGAGCGATAACTGAGCCACCTGTTGAAATGATTGGGAATGCAGCAGTCCAAATCGTATCAATATTCTCAATGAATGCAGCTTCGTCTAGAATTAGTAGTGATGCAGCAGCAGAACGTCCTGATTGTTTTGAGGATGACTTAGATTTAATTTCAGACCCGTTAGAAAACCGCATGGCATGGGCTGAGTCTTTAACTACTTTAGGCTTAAGCCACTCTGGAAGCTCATCATAGGCAGTCTTCATTCTAGATAAAACTTCCATTGACGCATCGTCATCTTTAGACAAAATAACCACCTTGTAATGTTGCGTAAACATACATTTCCAAAGTGAGAAAGCAGCAACTAAAGTAGTACACCCAGCTTGTCTAAATATCGGATGTACGACTTTAATATAATTACAAATAAAGTGTACGGGATCCTTCCGACATTTTTCAAATTCTGCTTTAATTTTATTTAAATCCATCTATTATTCCATTATATGATATATGCTATAATATGTAGTCGTACTACTAAACCTAGTAAAACACTACCTAAATTACTTAGTTATTTAATAGAAGCAAATATTAAATATCATGTCTCATACGATGCCAACTCAATGTTTGAGGGCTACCAGACTGGATTAGACACTCTTAATCCCGGCAGAGAAGATATCGTAATAATGTGTCATGACGATATTGAAATACTCTCTGACCGCACTGTATTTAAGCAAATATTAGAGCAAACCCTAGCTAAAAAGAGCGTGGGGTTTGTAGGCCCAGCAGGTACAACTTCTGCTAGAAGAGAGACTATTGATCAGATCGGTCTTGCGAAGCCAAAAGAATTTCCAACGAATTGGGACTTCTACGATCTATACTATACCCTATCAGCCTACGAGCAGGGCTTCAATAACAAAGCAGTGCCAATTGTGATTCTCCACAATTCAAATGGCTACATGAGAGAAACCTGGGAGGCTAATCGTACAGCCTTCCGAAAAATGTTTAGACTACCAGTGGGGTGCAGATAATGTTTGAAATTTATACGCTTATAATTTTTATTCTTAGTTGTTACGGTGGGGCTAACGGTATCGTGTTTTCCAGGCTGTTGCAGCCTCTCCGTGCATGGATTGCTTATAAAAGTTACACCCTTGATGACAAGGGGAATATAACTACTGCTGTACTAAGATCAGGAAAAGCAGCTAAGTTCTTTACTAAGTTAGTTAACTGTCCGTTGTGCGTAGGGTTCTGGCTTGGCGTAATTTTCGGTATCTTCCTGTACAGTCCTTGTTACCAGATTTCTATGTACAATACCGGATGGCAGAACTCGCCATTTAATATATTCGTCTACCTTTTCGACGGATTCCTAGGTAGTGCGTCAGCGTGGATATTGCACCTTCTCCTCCGCTATCGGATGGAAGGTGCTTAATTCAACACCCGCTTGAGCAGTGGGTAACTGGGCGTAATCCGAACTGTAGTTTGATTAGCATAGGTTGATCCTCCTACAGATATCTAGCTCTTCC